AAAAACGGTGAAGTTGTTAGGGATATTCCTAACACTATTGTTACAGCTGGCAAAAATGATATGGCTAGTTTGGTTACAGGAGCTGGTTCTGTAATGACTCACATGGCAGTAGGTACAGGCTCAACAGCAGTGGCTGCTGGTGATACAGCTCTCGGTACAGAGATTGATAGAAATGCTTTATCAACTTCAGGTGGTACGCCATCTACGAATACGATAGAGTATGCAGCGGTGTGGAACGCTGGTGATGGTACAGGTTCTCTAACTGAAGCTGGTTTATTCTCAGCATCTTCAAGCGGAACAATGTTGGCACGAACTGTATTCGGTGCGGTAACGAAAGGTGCGTCAGATGTTCTGACGATTACTTGGACTGTAACAATTAGTTAAATTACTGGAGTAGATTATGTCTGTTAAATATACAAATAACGCTACGACTACTTTAAGTGCGGGCATTAATGCTTCAGTTACAAGTATCGGTGTAGCAAGTGTAGCTAAATTTCCTTCTATTTCAGGAAGTGACTACTACTACGCTACGATAGCAAATACAAATAATACAACTATAGAAGTTATAAAAGTAACCAGTGCTTCTGGTACTACATTAACTGTAGTCAGGGGGCAGGATGGAACAACAGCTCAATCATTTGCCTCAGGTGATAACTTCCAGATTCGTGTTACAGCTGCTACTTTAGAGTCAGCTACACAATCGGATGTAAGTATTACTGGTGGCTCTGTTGCTGCTTCTACACTAACGGGCAACCTATCTCTAGGTGATAACGTCAAGGCACAGTTTGGTGCTGGTAATGATTTACAGATATATCACGATGGTAGTCATAGTTATATTCAAGATACTGGTACGGGTAATTTAAGCATTCAAGCTAACGCTGCTTTAAATCTAAAGAAGTACACTGGTGAAACAATGGCATCATTTAATGCTGATAGTTCAGTAGACTTATACTACGACAACGCACTCAAACTAGCCACAACCTCAACNGGTATTGATGTTACTGGTAATGTAGTTGCATCAGGTACAGTAGATGGTAGAGACGTAGCGACTGATGGTACTAAGTTAGATGGTATAGCAACGGGGGCTACTAACTACACTCACCCTGCTACACATCCTGCATCAATGCTAACAGGTGCTTTACCTGCTATTGATGGTTCGAGTCTAACAGGAGTACAGCCTTTCCCTAGTGGAACGGTTATGGTGTTTTATCAAGCAGCAGCACCAACAGGTTGGACTAAATCTACCGCACAGAACAACAAAGCATTAAGAGTTGTTAGTGGCTCAGGTGGTGGAACAGGTGGTACTTGGGATTTATCATCAGGTGTAACATCCTCAAGCACAGGTTCACATACACATAGTTTTAGTGACTCAAGCTCTACTACATCTAGTGATGGCGCTCACACGCATACAGGAGCATCACACACGCATACAGGTCCGTCACACTCGCACACAGGTCCGTCACATACGCATAGTACGCCTAACCATAATCACGGACACTCTTTAAGCGTTGCTGCTCATACATTGACAACAGCACAGATGCCAAGTCACACCCATACGACAACATATAACTTTGGTGATAATGCTGGTAATAACGCTATTAGAGGTCCTGTAAATTCGCAGGTCGGTGGCTTCACCCAGAACACAGGTTCAACAGGTAGTAGTAGTTCTCACCCTCATAATGTGAGTGGTTCTGTTTCATCAGGTGGTGCTTCTAATACTGGGGCAGGTGGAACGGGGTTGTCAGGAGTCAGTGGCACGGGTGCTACAGGAGCAAGCGGAACTGGGTCTACAAGCTCTAGTGGCGCTCATACTCATACAGTAGCAGTATCTGGTACTACAGGTTCTAGCAGTAACCACACTCATACAATTTCAGCACCAAAATATATTGATGTTATTATTTGTAGTAAAGACTAATGGCTTTAGAAGTTGAATTTATTTGTCCTCTAGGTTGTGAATGTGAAACAACTAGAGATAAGAAGATTATCAGATGTGCTTGGTACACCAAGATGGTAGGACTTGACCCGAACACAGGTAAAGAAATTGATGATTGGGCTTGCTCTATGAGTTGGATGCCGATGCTACAGGTTGAAATGTCTAATACTAATAGAGGTCAGACAGCAGCGTTGGAGAGTTTTAGGAATGAGACTGTAAAAGGTCAAGAAGAGTTTAACGGTTTAGTTAAAAAGAGAATTATCAGTGAAAAGCATTAATGTATATCCTAACTTTCTAACTGAACACGAGGGCTTCAAACTGTGGTCACACGCAAATGAAGCTCAGTATGTTCGGAACTGGAAAGCTGATGTATATTCACATAAGAGTAATGGTAGGTTTGTTCATCATATCAATCCAGAGTCTTTCTTAATTGAGTATGCTGATTTCTGGAAAAGATTAGAGGAGACGAGTGAATGTAAGCTAGAGTTATTAGACCCTTATATTAATTGTTCTAATGCACACACGGTTACTTTAACTCATTATGATACTTACAATGACAACCACTTTACTATTATTGCTTATCTAAATCAAGAGTGGCATAAAGATTGGGCAGGGTACACAGCGTTCTTTGAAGAGATGGATAAGAATAAAATCATTGCAATAGAGGTTCCTGAATATAAAAAGATTGTAATGTTTGATGGGCGTATTCCACACTACGCACTACCTTCAACAATTACAGCACCTGATAGATTTACATTGGCTATTAAAGTGAGAAAACTTAATGACTGATGATTTTATAAAAGTGTATGACAACTGTGTACCAGACAAAATGTGCGATAGTGTTATTAAAACTTTAGAAGATGTTGTAACTGGCAACCCGTCAGAGGTTTGTGTTTCTCAAGGTGAGTTCCAATATCCAAATGGAAAGTTAGGCAGGAACGATGAGTCAATATTCTTGCAAGATGCGGATAGACAAATGTATTACGATTTTAATAACTATCTAAATGACGCTGTAGGGCAGTATATCAATGACTTTGCGGTGCTGAAAAACTCTCAGTTCAGGAGTTCTTGTATTAAAGTTCAGAAGACAAAGGTAGGTGGTGGTTATATGGAATGGCACTGTGAAAAGTCTTCCCATGAAGTCTCAAATAGGATATTAGTTTGGACTGCTTACCTTAATGATTTACCAGAAGGTGAAGGTGAAACAGAGTTCTTGTATCAACATAAAAGATTTAGACCAAAGAAAGGAACTGTTGTTATATTTCCAGCAGATTTTACACATACACATAGAGGCAACCCACCTTTAACAACTACAAAATACATCGCAACTGCGTGGTACGAATTATATTAAGGAGAATTAAGATGCAATTTACAATAGTAAAAGAAGATAACTTTGTTGAGGTTGATGGAGAAGCATTAAACTTTGAATTTACTGTTCCAGCTAATGTCTGGGCAGTTCATTGGGGTGGAGATGCTGGTACAGTAGAATATGATAACGGTAACAATCCTGTTGAAATTACAGATATGTCTGAGTTTCAAAATGTGGTTGATGCTCATGCTACTGAAAAGCAAAGATTAGCAGACGAGGTAACTCAAGCAGAAGCAGATAGAATTACTAACCTTACTTATGCTGATTATAGAGAGGCAGAATATCCCCCAGCCGAAGACTACTTAGACGGAATAGTTAAAGGTGATACTGCACAAGTAGATAAATATGTAGCTGACTGCTTGGCTGTTAAGGCTAAGTATCCTAAACCATAAGGGATTATGAATGGAATTGTCAGATGTTGTACTAGCACTAGTCAGTATTATTTCAACTGGCTTACTAGCATTAATGAAATCAACTAACAAGACTATTAAAGATATGGAAACTAGAATAACAACTTGTCAGATTAACTTACATAAAGACTTTGTACATAGAGATGAGTATTCACATCAAATTGATAAGATAGAAAAGATGTTAGACCAAATATATTCAATATTAAGGGATAAAGATAAGTGACGTTACCATTATGTATAGGCGATTGTTGGATTATATTTCCTTATTTACAATGTGCTTGAGATATTATGGCTAGAAAAGGAACACTAATTAGAGGTAAGAACGGTCAGTATGTTAAAGAGACTGTGCTTAATAAGATTAAGTATTTCTGTAACTTTATGATTACAAAGATTGAACAGTGGTTAAAGTAGTACCACTATTATTAGTTTTAAGTTTAGTGGGGTGTAGTTCACTTGAGATTAGGAACTTAGGTAAGACTGGTGTTACTACAGGTATTACATATTTAGTTGCAGGACCTATCCCTGCTGTTGCTAACTTGGCTACCTCGATGGCTTATGATGAGGTTATTCCTGATAAGCCTAGTATTGATAAGATAGAGAATAAAGAACAAGCAGTGGCGTATGTACTTGAGAAAGGAATTGTGTGGTCGGTAGTTGGTTTTATAGCATTCCTATTAATCACTAATGTTCTAGTTCCGCTTATAACTAGACGATGGGGCTATAATGAAGCTAAGAATAAGTACAGAGAAGTTGTATTTGAACAAGATAAGGAGTGAGTGATGGAAGAACTAATTAACAAGATTAAATCAATGAAGAAGACTACTCTTGCAGTAATCGGTATATTCACAGTAATTGTTATTGTTAATATGCTCGGTTATGGTGGTTAATGTAGGTACAGAACAACTACCTGTATGGGTGTATGTTCACCATAGGATGAAGTGATGAGTAGATTGATATTATTTATTGCTATGCTTGTGTCAATGACAGCAATAGCCTTCTTCAATATGCCACAACAGATGTACCAAGCAGGAAGTAAGATGATGTTTCCTGCTCAAGATGTAACGAAAGTACAGCCACAGACATTAGTATGTGATTGTAATTGTAATAAATAGGAGAAGAGAATGTTAAGATATGAAATGCCTAAAGCACCTGCTAAGAAAGAACCTGCTAAGAAAAAGAAAGCTAAGTAGTTGATTTAACTATACACTTAGTATTATAATGTGCCTAAACGGAGAACCCTATGACCTTTAGAGAACTTATTAACGAAGTCCTAATCAGGTTGAGAGAAGACACCATTGCTACCGATTGGTCGGGTAATATCAATGATAGTACAACAGTAACTGACTATCAAAAAGTTATTGGCTCACTGATTAACGACTCAAAACGTAACATAGAATCATATCACGATTGGTTAGTCCTACGTGAAACTAAAGACATAGCTACCGTATCAGGTACTAGAAACTACAGTCTAGCTTCTGGTCAAGAGATTAAGATTATTGATGTTATCAATCAATCTACTGGTGCCAATTTAGTACAAGTATCAAGACAGTATATTAACTCTACGCTTTATCCTAGTGAGAACTCAGGTGAGCCTATGTATTATGCTTTCAACGGTGCTGACTCTTCTAACAACCTCAAAGTAGATTTAGAACCTAAACCTAATTCAGTACAGACGGTTTCATTTGACATAGTTAAGTACCAAGATGAATTAAAGACAGCTTCGACTACATTAAAGATACCCAGCAAGCCTGTTATCTTAGGTGCATGGGCTAGGGCGGTATCTGAACGAGGCGAAGACGGTGGTTCAGGTGCAAGCATTATAGCTATGGAAGTATCTGAATCTGTCAATCAGGCTATTATGTTAGATAGTGGTAATACTCAATATGAATCGGATTGGTACGTTAATTAATGGCTAAACAACTCTCCTATAAACCTCTAAACGATATAGGACTTAATGGTCTTAATACCCAGAACAACCCTGCTACGTTAGACCATACTTGGTTAGCTAAAGCAGAGAACATTGTTCTTAGAGAGTCAGGTCGTATATCATTTAGAAAAGGTTTAAAGCAGAATATCTTGGCTAACACTGATGGTGCTGCTTCAGCTCCACTACCAATAGGTTCGTTAGTTGAACATAAAGACGGTTCTACTGATAAGATATTCGCAGGAATAGGTACTAAGGTTTATACAGTTGACTATTCATCCCCAGCTACTCCCTGGACTGGTGCTTTCACAGCAGGTACAGCTTCAGATTGGCAGTTTGTAAACTTCAATAAAGGCTTATATGGATTTCAAACGGGCAACCCTCCTATTAAATACACTTCTAGTACGTGGGCGGTAACAACAACTAAACCAGCAGGTGTTACTACATTCGACCCTAGTTGTGGAATGGGCTACTACGGTAGAAACTGGGTGGGTGGTATTACAGACGAGAAAGACGTAGTTTATTACACAGATACATTACAAGGTGATAACTGGACTACAGGGGCTTATGGTTCTATTGACCTTAAAACTGTATGGGGTACAGATGAGATTGTAGCTATTGCTCCTTTCTACGGTAAGTTAGTAATCTTCGGTAAGCATAACATTGCCATTTATAATGGACCTCAAGAGCCTACTACGATGGCATTAGATGAAGTCATTAGAGGTGTTGGTTGTGCTTCGAGAGATACAGTTATAGCTGTTGGTGATGACTTACTATTCTTATCTGATACTGGTGTTAGGTCTTTAAACAGAACCTCTGAGGTAGATAAGTTACCTCTTACTGAATATTCAATAAATGTAAAAGATACATTAATTAGAAACATATCACAAAGCTCTAACGTAAAGAGCGTGTACGTGGAGAATGAAGGTGTTTATATCATGTCATTCCCTGACTTGAATATTACATACGTCTTTGATATGAAACATCTAACACCGAACAAGTCACCCAGAATAACAACGTGGCACTTTGATTCAGATAGAGAGCCTACGAGTATGGCTTATACTGAATCTAAAGGATTCTTACTAGGACAGAGAGTTGGTAGTGTGGCTTCTTATGAAGGTTACTACGACAAGCAATATAATAGTGGTGGTACATATACAACATATTCTTATACTGGAACATTCTTAACAACATGGTTAGACTTAGGTGATTCTGCCTTAGCTGCTTTATTAAAGAAACTAAAGGCTATTATTAGTGGTGGTTCAGGAACTGTCGTTGGTTTGAAATGGTATAAAGACTTTAATGTTATTCCATCTAAAACTCTACAGTTTCAATTAAATCCTTCAACTACTGGTACAACCTCACTATGGGGAGCTAGTAGTTCTTTATACGGTGCTACTACAGTTTCGCATACACACGTTGCAGCTACTCACCCTGCTAGCTCTACTTATGCCCCTGTGTATGGTTTAAAAGAATATCAATTAAATCTAACAGGGTCAGCTAAATTCTTACAGATTGAAATGAGTGCAGAAACAAAAGGACATGTAGCATCATTACAAACTTTAACTTTATTATATAAACAAGGGAAAATACGATGAGTAACTATACAATAGCAGTAGCTTGGTCAGGTAAAGATGCCTTATCTGATTCCGATGCAGCCAAGGTAATATCAGGTGCTGACTTTAACACAGAATTTACAACAGTACAAACAGCAGTTAATACTAAAGCTGATTTAAACGGTTCAACAACAGAAGCATTTAATTCAAGTAACTTAGCTGCTGCTGGAACTCTA